AGGGGTAATAGCGGTTCCGCAGTTTATTTGTGCATACGTTGTTCTAGGCAACATAACGCCAACTCTTGCAAATGCATATTGAACAAATGAGGAGCAGTCAAAACCAACAGTGCCATTTCCTTGGTTAGTGCCTACTGTTGGACCGCCAATACTTCCGCCGCCCCACGAATACGGGATTCCTTGAAGGGAAAGACCCGTAGAAATTACAAGATTAGCGGCACCAGTACTTTGAATAGAAGATACCTGTGGACTTACAGATGCACCCTGTCCAAGACCAGCGCTGCTCTTTTGTCCAAGACCAGAACCACCAACAAGGGAGCTTGCAGCGCTATATCCAAGGCTTGCACCAACAATTCCACCACCAGCAACGTCTACAGCCTCACCAGCAATAAACCCTCCAATAGCACCAAGAGCTTTAATGCCAAATCCAGCAACGCTTGCTAGGGCGCCAGCCGCACCTTTGCCAACAGGGTTATTGAGAAGAGTTTCTCCTTTAGCAAGCTGCTTAAGAGCAGCCGCAGCTGTAACATTACTACTAACAAGCTTAGTAAGAGCATCGGTAGCCTTACCAAGAAGTCGGTTAGCCTCTACAAATCCTGCTGCTTCTGGTGTTTGAGATGCTGCTAAAAGACCAAATTGTTTTTGATTAAGGTCACTTTGTGAGTTTACTGCAGCAGTAAGTTGGCCTGTTTGAGTAAGGCTTGCCTTAGTAAGGTCTCCGCCTTTAGAGAATTGAAGTGCCGCTGTTTGAAGGGCTTGACGCAGATTTTGGTCACCAGCAGCTGCTGCGTCTAAGAGGTTTGCAAGACCATTTCCAGGCTGTAAAGCGATAGCAATATTGCTGGCATTAAGACGACCGCCAGACTGTTGTACTGCAAAGTTATAAATATCTCTAAAAATTGCGGCTGGATTACGTTCAGCTCCATTAGAGCCACGAACGTTAATTCCCATCATACGAAGAGTGTTAACAGACTGTCCCGTATTAAGCGCAGCAGTGGCTTGCATAGCGCTTGTTGCACTTCCTGTTAAATTAGAAAGTTGCATAGTTCCAGGCATAATTTGACTGTTATATCCTGGCAGTCCTGGAAGAACTCCGTTTTGAGTTCCAAGAGCAATTGCTTGTTGAACATCTGTTGAGCTTGAGGTTGTTCCCATACCCATTAGGCTTTTTACAGTGGCGTTAACATTGCCCTGCATACCTGAGAATTTGGCTTGAGAGGTTAATAGTTGAGAGCTAACAGCTTGTTGAACGGTAGGCATTGCTGTAGCAAGGGAGCTGGCCACTCCTACAGCTGCGCTTATTCCAGCACCAGCTATGCTTCCTACAAGACTTGCTGCTCCAGCTCCACCGCTACCAAATCCTGTGCTGTATGTGCCTTGGGCGTTAGCAATTGCCATTCCAGGGCTAGATGCCCCACCAGCTCCACCGACCCCGCCAAGTCCACCAAGCCAGTTTTTAATGTTACTGCCGATGCTCTTAGAGCGGTTATCAATTTTGTCAAACTCAGGAGAAATCTTTTGCAGTAAAGAGAAGACGTCATTGAGCATCTTGGTTTTAGAGCCCGCATCGGAGTTAAACTCTCCAGCCACGTTATCCTCTTCTCTTTAAGGCTCTTGCAAGCCAGTTTCCACGTTCCCTAAAAGATAAGGAGCGTATATCTTCTAAAGTCCAACCAATAAACGCTCTGGTGAGCGCTTCGTATTGGTCTAATAAGCTCTCGTAATCCTTCTCGCTATAGGCGAAACAAAGACATGAGACTGAGCGGCGTATTTACTTCTGTACCGCATGCCTCACAGGTCTTCATCACGTCCCCAAGGCGTGGTCCTGGATTTTTAGCCAGAATTTCTGCAACAAGCTTTTCTCTATCTCCCATACCCAGTTTAAGGACGGTCGATGTTCCAAGAGAGCCCTTGCCATCAATTCCTAGAAGACAACCTTCAAGAAGGATGGTGTTAAGCTCAGCAATAGTTTTTTCTGTGCTTTCCATAAGAAGTCGCTGTGTACGACCATTAGGGAAAGTTACTTTAGCTACACCTGCTTTAATCTCTACATCCCATTTTCTATCATTAATTGGGTCTTCCAACTCTGATACTGGGACGTCATCATTTAAATCAATAGTAACAACTGATTCTTTACCGCATTCAGAGCAAAACAGGTTGTAGTCTGCCTGTTCTCCAAATGTAACCTTTCTAATGCCCAAAAGAATCGCTTCTCTATCAGCAGCTAAAAGGTCTTCAAAAGTATCTTTAGTTACTTTTTCTTGCCCCAAACTTACAAGCCCTCTTTGTAAGATTGTATTAAGAACCTTACCTAGAGAACCTGCTTTAGCAATAGCCTCTTCATCAGAGCCATTAAGCTCACGTACTTCTGCGTACTTAATGAGAGAACCATCCTGGGAGAGGTATCCCCCAGGAAGATTCACGTCACTACTTGATGGTGCAACCGTCTTTACTACGACTGGTGCTTCTCTTAGTGCTTCTTCAATGGCAGCGTTAACTACCTTTGGATTAGATGTTGTTTCCACGATTAATGCTCCTTATTTTGGGTTATGCAAGACCAAGCTTTGTATTAGTGTCTACTGCGCCATTCTTCATGTAACCAACTGATAGTCCTTCGTGAACAAGAGTCATCTGTTCAAAAAGAATATTCTGGTCACCTGCGTTTAGGTCTGAGTATTGTAGCGTTGTAATCCATGCGTTATGAATATCAAAACGCATTTTTGCAATTGAATGGATATCTGTACCTTCATCTGCTATTGCTGGGTGGTCAAGAACATAGATTTTTACGTTAACACGAAAATCATTAGTTCCAGGAGTTACAGCGATACCCTCACCTGAAGCTGCGGCAAAGAGTCCGCGCATCCACTTAATTCCTTGATAATTGGAAGTAAGAGTTCCATGTTGGAAAGTGATTGGTGTAAAGGTAGTCATTCCAGGAATCTGGTGAATAGTGGTGTTGTAGCCACCTTCACGGTATGGAATTGACTGTGTGTTGATACCCAAACCAGTAATGCTGGTGAATCCAGCAGATACGGTAGGTGCAATATCTGCATCAAATGGTGTTGACGCAGATGTGAACTCCGCAAAAAACTTAAAATTGCGAAGTGGGTCTGTCACAATTGACGAGAACCGTTGGATGTTAGTTGTTGCCATTTATTGGGCTCCTTATGCCACTGTGACGGTTGCGCCGCCATCGAACTGACCGATATTGATTACTACAAACTCAGCTGGACGTTGCAACGCAACTCCCACCTGAATATTGACTTGTCCCGCCTCAACAGTTGCGAGCGTATTGTTTGTTGTATCGCAAAGAACAAAGAACGCTTGTTCTGGAGAAGCTCCACGAAGACCACCCTGACGCCAGAAGTTATTGAGGAAACTTCCTACAATTGCTGTAAGGCGACGGTAGAGAACGGTGTCGTTTGGCTCAAAGATAGCGAAATTGGTAAGGTCTACCAAAGCCTTCTCTAGGTAAATGAGTGAACGGCGTACTGGGACATACATAGATGCGTAACCAGCTTGAAGGGTACGAGCTCCCATTACTACAATGCCAGAACCACTGATAAAGCGGATTGCGTTAACTGGAGCTGCAGCAGAGTTCATTGCATCAAGGTTTGCATTTGTAAGGGCTGGAACTGATACCGCACCAGCAAGGCGAACAGAGATTCCAGCAGGTGCTTTCCACACTCCACGAGACTTATCTGTTGCCGCATACTTTCCAACAATTGCTCCACCTGGGTTTGCAGCAGCAATAACTGTTCCTGGTGTTGTATTTGTTGGGTCGTTGATTGTGATTGGCGGGTAATACACAGCACCAAATGAAGTCTGTGTGTAAGAAGCAGCCAAAGTAAGTTGGTTTGCAACAGTATCATTAACTGGGTCAATTACAACAAAAACGTCATTGCGGTTTAGCGCATATGAGAGAAGTGTGTTAACAGCAGTTGCTGAGGTAATTCCAGGAGCGTTAAGGATAAGAGATTGAAGAACAGTATCAAATCCAGAAACAGCAGTTGCAATATCTGTGTCTGCTGGAACCGTTCCATCAGCACCTGACGCAAGAGCTTGATTTGTTACAGTTGAAGGGTTACGAGACGCACCTGTAGCAGATGAACCCGCATCTACAGCAACAAGATATGCTGATTGAGAATTAATAACAGAAACTGCATAACGAGTATCCGTTGCTGTCATTGAAAGGTTAGTAAAGGTTTCAACCTTGTATGAGGCAGATGTTCCGCCACTGTATACGATAAGGTCAAAATATCCTGTTGCTCCAGGAGAGTTTTGGATAGAGACGTTAATCCCGTTACCCCATACTCCTGGGTTAGCAGCGGATAGTGTAAGTGTGTTTGCTGGGCTTCCAGCACGGTCTTGGAATGTACGAGTAGCTGCTGCAGTTGAGCCAGTCACTACGCGTTGTACGTAAGCTTGGCTTCCACCGTTAGCAAAGTAAAGGAATACGGCGAGAGCAAGATTGTTATTTGAGCTCCAGCTTCCGTACTTATTGATGTAGTCGCTCCATGAAGTGACTAGGGTTGGTGTGAGAGGACCACGAGCATTAGCGCCAATAAAAGCCGCTACTGAATCGGAGTTCGCTCCAACAACAGGTGCTACAGGGTTCAGGGTTTCCTGAACGTAGACGCCTGGGCGTAGATATGCGGTCATTCTTAGTCTCCTTGAGTTAGGTGTGAAACAGGTGTTAAGCCAGCTGGTACATTCGTAGTAACCCGATTAATTTCAACAGTTTGTACGGTGGATAGGGCATTATTAGCATCGACTGGTGTCATTTCGCTAACAATTCTTACTGTGTAAATGCTTCTAAATAAGCGTTTACCATCCTCGATTTGGTCTCTCTTAAGAAACCCATCAAGAAACATGTGTCGATATGCGCTCTCTGTATTAAGAGCATTAGGCATTGGAAGGCTTCCATATTGACTTGGAAACTTCTGTTGCATTTGAAAGAGTATTGCACGGTCATGTCGTGGGTGACGAGAGTAGGCGCTAATTTGGTATACAAGGTCATAGGGAAGAGGAATCTGATATCGATAAACTGTGTTGGGATTTGGCGCAACAGTCCCTCGGTTATCTGAATCATAGTTCATACCAGATATTTGGCGTTCATTAGCCGCTCTAATGTCTACAAGCTCAACAACGACATATGGGTAAGACTGGGTACGGACTTCAACGTCTGGGTATCCAAACCAAACTTTTACTGGTCGCACAGGAGCCTTTTCGTCAGCAACTGTCATGCCTTGAAGATAATTTTTAATAGCGGCGTCTTCAGCTAGGATAAAGCTCATCCAAGGGCCCCTATCTCTGCAAGTACATCGACGATACTCATTGAAAAGTCCTCTTCCATATGCGTTGCATATCGGGACATAAATGGGCGAATAACAGCTTGTGGGGAGATTCCTTCTGCACCGTACTCAAGGGTAGCTATACGGTCATCTAGGTCATCAGGATATTCAATGTAAAGGACGCCATCTTTTGCCTTAACACTGAGTTGAATAATGATGTCAGAAGGCCATTCAGCTCTATAAGCCCTGTCTCTTAGGGATGCTGTTAATGGTCCTTCAACGTTTTTAGTGACGGCTATGGCCGCGTTTTTTAATGAGGCGTTCACTTACGCCACAATCGCCAGAGGGCGGCTGCGAGGATTCCTTTAGCTAGGAGATGGTTGCTGGGTGCTTGAGGAAGCGAAAACGCTCCATGCACAAATTCTTTCTCAGAAGGCTTATCAATTTCAGCCATAGCAACTCCAAGGATACTTCGCAAGGGTAAATCAAATCCCGCACAGGATTCCCTTAAAGTATAAAGGGCCCCCTATTTCTAGGAGGCCCTAACTACTAACTACTTTTACTTCTTAACCTTCTTGGCAAGCGCTTTATCCATCTTGGCATCAGCCTTAGGAGATGGCTTCTTTGCATCCATCTTCTTATCAGCCTTCTCAAAGGCAGACTTCTGCTTAGGGCTCATGCCCTTCATTACCTTGGCATCCTGCTTCTTATCACGAGCCGCAGCACATGTAGGACAGGTGCACTTACATCCTTTTGCTGGCTTTCCTGCTGAGCAACCACAACCACATTTAGCGCAAATTTTATTTACCTGCTTTCTTGTTACGTAGGGCAGCCAAATCATCGGCGCCAATTTTCTTTGGGTTTCCAGCTATCTTAGCAATCTTTTTTTGCTTAGAGGATAGGTCTTTAGCCTTGCCTTTTCCGTATCCAGCTTGGCCTTTCTTAAGCTTACATCCACAGGTCATACACATTATTCAACATCCTCTTCTTCGTCCTCTTCGTCAAAGTCATCTTCGTCGAAGTCAAGTTCAAGGTCATCATATTCATCTGAGTCATCTTCAGAGTCATCTGCAGAGTCATCAGCGGAAATTGAATCGTCAGCTGCTGGTGCTGCTGTTGCATCGGCAACTGGTGCTGCTGTTGCATCGGCAACTGGCGCGTCTGGAGTAGCCGCTGGGTCTACTGCTGGGGTTGTTGTGTCGTCTGTCATTGTAATTCCTTTACCTAGGTGGATTTACAGAATATCTTACTTCTTACCCTTTTGGGCCATCTTCTCCATTTTCTTTACACCATATTTTTTAATGCCTGCAGCAGCGGCTACAGCGGCTGGATTCTTGGCACCAGACTTCTTAGCTTCTTCTTCAACTTTCTTGAAGCGAGCTCCACTACCGAGTTTTGCTTTTGCCATTCTTTTTACCTACTTTCTTAGGAAGAGGCTTATCTTTAGGGGTATGAGCTTCCCATTGACGGGCCATTTGAGGATGGGTTGCCCACATCCATTTTTCTTGTTGTTGTGACTTAAAGGGCATTATGCACCTGTAGGGTCTCCACCATCGATAGAGCTGAGTACTGGAGGCACTGGGCTTGGTACTGGGTATGGAGGGTAATAAATGTTATTAGGTGATTCCCAAGTTTCTGGGACAGTAGATGCGTAATCAAGAAAGGCGTGGTCATTGACCATCTCATCAGGCATAATCTGCTGACAATCAATACTGACAAGGGTATAACGCTCAGCAATAATTCCGCGCTGTTGTACGCCAAATGGTCGGTAAACTTGACCCTTCCACACAATACGGCCGCGAGTTTCAATATCAGGGTTGCTTAAAACATTAGGGTCAATCTTAGTAATATCTCGCGCATTTACTGTTAAGTGCAAGGTATCTGAGTTATAGAAACCGCGCTCAGATGATGGGGTGTTTCCTTGGTCCCATACAGCTCTTACAATAGGGAGCTTAAAAGGACCACGCCATGAACGACCGTAATCCATAAATCCAGTGTCGTAGATAGGGTCTACAGTTGTAGTGGTTGGGTCATATACCCACCAAAGAGCTGAGGTTCCTACAGGGTTCTTTAAATCCCAGTCAATACCATCTTGAATGGCATCAGTCTCATAATCGGCATCAAAACGACCAGCAGGGGTATAGGCGCGACTCATAGAGACTATTCTCCCCTATCTATAGGGATAATAAAGGATTTACTTGGGCGCCTATTTCTTCAAAAGTTTAAAGGGCTTGATAAGCGGTGGTTAAGGTAGAGTCTACGGTCGTATATGATGCTGAAGCGTCTGTGAATGACCCAGCAGAATCCGTAACGGTTAGGGCTTGAAAATCGTTTGCGTCTGTATTTCTAACCGTTGCAGAAAACGCTGCATAAGTTTCAGCAGTTTCGCCTGTAAAATTGTAAGTACCTGTTTTTGAGCCGTCTGAAGGTAAATGCCAAATATAAATTTGAGCTCCATTGTAATAGCCCCCAAAATACATTGTTCCAGATGAGTCAACAGTAAATCCTATTTTACTATTGGTTGGGTTGATTGTTCGTTGGAATTGAAGTGCTCCAGAACTATTGAATTTGCTTACATACCCCACTTGTGACCCTGTTAAATCGGTGGTTCCTCCCATGTAAACATTTCCATTTAAGTCTACACCAACTCCGTACCCACAATCAAAATTATTGCTATTAGGGTTATTCCCACGCAAAGCAGTTTTCCATTGCTGTGTTCCGTTAGAGTCTAACTTGTGCAAAGTACTAATGCCATAAGTTTGTTGTGAACCAGTTACATATACATAATTGTTGGAATCAACTGCAACACCTTGAAAAGCGTCCCCGTATGTGGCTTTGCACCATTGAAAGGTACCTGATGAATTGTATTTTGCAAGTATAGAGTTGCTATTACCTCCAGCAAGATACACATTGTTGCTAGAATCTAGGGCTAAAGACGTAGAAGATATTTGTTGGTTTGTATTTGTTAATTTTCTTTGCCATTGTATATTTCCATTTGTATCATATTTTGCAATCCACGCAGCAGTGCCAGTTCCTGTTCCATAATTTCCTGCAACATATACGTTTTCACTGCTGTCTATCGCAATTGCTTGTCCTGTAGTTGCATAAGTGGCTTGAGAAAATTTTCTTGACCAAACCGTTACTCCATTTGAGTTTAGTTTTGTAATATGAGCGGAATTAGGGCTTGTTCCTATTGTCCCAGTTATATAGACATTTCCAGAAGCAGAAGGGGCAGAAGCGTTTATATATTCTGGATTATATCCAGATGATTCTGTTTTTTTCCAAACATTTGCTCCAGAAGAGGACATTTTTGCAATAGTTCCAGCCTGATTAAAACTAGAGTCGTAACTAAAAAAAGTTGCATAGAAGTTTCCATTAGAATCAACAGTCATTCCAGACATTGGGAATACACCATTACCACCGTAATATCCTGTCAAGGAGTATCCAGCGGGAGTAACAGAGTTACTTGCAGAAGATGCTGCAGAAGTACCATTGGCGTTTGTAGCAGTGGCCGTAAATGTGTATGACGTACCTATAGTTAAACCTGACACGGTAATCGGGCTTGAAGAACCCGTTCCAATAATGTTTCCTGGAGATGAAGTTACTGTGTATCCAGTAATGGTAGAACCGCCTGTTGCTCCAGCCGTAAATGTTATTGATACTTGACCGCTTCCAGCAGCGCCTGGTGTAGCAGTACCAATAGTAGGTGCTTGTGGGGCTGTTGTTGCTGTTACCGCGCTTGAAGATGAAGATGCAGTTGAAGTACCATTAGCATTAGTAGCCGTTACTGAGTATGTGTAAGAAGTTGCGCTTTGTAGACCAGTAAGAGTAAGAGGAGAAGAGGCGCCAGAAGTTGTAAAAGAACCTGGGCTAGAAGTTACTGTATAACTAGATATAGATTTTCCGCCCGATGCTGGAGCAGTAAAAGCAACAGAAGCTGCCCCATTATTATATGCACGACCAGAACCTGCATCTGTAGCAGTAGGAGCCGACGGGGTGGCAGGAACGCTAGTAGCAGTAATAGAGCCAGCGGAGGTAGAGGTACCACTAGTACCAGTAGAGTTAGTTGAGGTTACCGCAATAGAGTATGAGGTAGCGCTCTGTAGACCAGTGACTGTTAAAGGACTTGAGGCGCCAGTAGCAGTAAATGAGCCTGGTGTAGTTGTGGCTGTATAAGATGTTGGGGCGCCGCCAGTAGCAGCAGCGGAGAAGGTTACTGTTGCCGCACCATTGTTATAGGCGCGGGAAGTACCCACATCTGCACTAGAGGCAGAGGCAGGTGCATCAGGAACGTCAGGTATAGCGGTTGTGTTACCGTCTACATCTTCTTCACTGGCATGGCGTAGCGACATAGTATCTAGTATCTCCTATTGTTACTAAGAAAAAAGTATTAAGGGGCGATTTCCTTGCGTGCACCAGCAAGTTGCTGCATCTCTTGTGAGACTGCTCGTATTCCGCCTTCTGGTGCCATTTCAAGAGCGCCAATCTGACGAAGAGAATCTAAATGAGCAGCCTGTGCTTGTGAACCACCAATAGCCTCAAGAGTTGCTTGACGACTAAGGCGTTTATTCCAATACTCTGGCTGTGCTACCTCAATTTCTTCACGAGTGTACTTGTGCTCAAACGAATTATAAATCTGTAATAGTTTATCTAATTCACGAAAAGCGCCAATACCTACAAGGCGAGTTTGTTCTAAACCCAATTCTTTAATCTGAGCATCAAGCTCATCAATCTCATCACCTGTTTCACGAAGACGAGAAATCTCAATCTCTGATTTTTTCATCTCAAGACTTACGGATTTAATTGTGTAGTATAACTGTTGAAGTTCAATGACAGTTTGTTGATACCGCATCTCATCTGTATCGTGTTGATTTACAACAAAGTTTTGTAACTGAAAGTTAGAACGAGATTGTTGTACCTCAGCCATTGCAAGAAGCACATCTGGTGTGTATTTTTCATCAATATTTGGTAGAGATACAAGTTCCATTTTATTTGTCCTTAGAATGAGCCAGAATTAGATACGCCTGCTGTAGAAGTATAGCCATTAGTAAATGTTGCTGATAAGGTGCTTTTAGTGTCATTAGAATATGCAATTTTCTCTACGTTATTACGAACAGTTGATGGGTCTGAGCCCCCATACCCGTCAACTACATATCCAGCAGTTCCTCTATTTGAACCACCAGAACCATTATCTCGTACAGCAGAGAGACTTGCAGATAAGGTCGTTACGGAATCATTGGAGTAGTTAATTTTAGTAATACTAGTTACGTTTACCCCAACACCAGCTGTGCCTCCTCCAGAAAGATACCCTGCCGTTCCAGAGTTAGAGGATGGTTGCATGTTGTTGTAGCTTCCAGGTAAACCTGTTCCTAAAGTTGAAGCGGTATTACTAGAAAAATTAAACCTTAATATATTAGAATAACCATTATATGCAGTGTCATATCCTCCCGCAATATAACCAGCAGAACCTTTATTACCTACCGCACCAAATGAAGTACGACCATAGGTTGCGCTAAAAAGTCCTGAAATTGAAGAAATTGTATCGTTAGAATATGCAAGCTTATCTATTCCTGTGTACGCTGCAGTAAAAGTTTGATTAAAATATCCAGCAGTTCCTTGGTCTTCAAATCCAGAGTCATTACCATAAAAACCACCATTTGTTGCTTGAGCAGAAATTGTTGAAATTGATTCTGTTAAAAATGAAAATTTGTGAATATTTGTTGGGGAATTTACATTTGTTCCAATTTTATAATACCCAGCAGTTCCACTATTGCTTGCCCCTGAACCGCCATAATATGCTGTGCTTATTGTAGCCGACAACGTTGAAAGGGAATCGTTTGTAAAATCAACTTTTCTTATAGAAGATGTTGCTATGTTGTTATAGTAACCCCCTATTGAATACATTCCGTTATTAGGGGCTGTTGGGCTAATTGAGTTAGAAGCAGAAGATGATGTAGAAGTTCCATTAGCGTTTGTTGCTGTTACTGTAAATGTATAAGAAGTTCCGATAGTTAACCCAGAAACTGTAATTGGTGAAGATGCACCAGTACCAGTTATATTTCCTGGACTACTAGTCACCGTGTAACCAGTAATACTTGAACCGCCAGTTGCTCCTGCAGTAAAGGCTACAGAAACTTGTCCACTTCCTGCTGAACCTGCAGTAGCAGTTCCAATAGTGGGGGCTTGTGGCTTTGAAGAAGGAGTAGTGGATGCAGAGGCTGAGGATGCGTTACCTGTGCCATTAGCGTTTGTAGATGTGACTGTATAAGTACGGGCGGTACCAACTGCATCAGAGATAGAAATTGGGCTAGATGAACCTGTTGCAGTTCCACCAGAGGATGAGGTAACTGTGTAAGTGGAGATGGCCTTGCCACCTGTTGCAGGAGCGGTAAATGGTACGCTTACATTTGCATTACCTGTATAAGACTGACCAGTAGCGACTGTTGGGGTGCCGATTACTGGGGCATCTGGAACAGTTGTTGCGGTAATAGCAGACGATGAAGAAGATGCAAGCGTTCCTGAAGAATTAGAGGCCGATACTGCAAAGGTATATGAGGTAGCAGACTGAAGCCCAGTAACTGTAATAGGAGACGCCCCAGTAGCTGTAAAGCTTCCTGGAGTAGATGTAGCGGTAAATGTTGTGGCTGTTCCACCAGTAGTTGCTGCTGTATAGGTAACAGTAGCTGAGCCATTATTATAGGCGCGGCTAGTTCCTACATCTGTAGCCGTACCAATAGTAGGGGCATCTGGAACATCTGCAATCTTCTTAGAAGGGATGCTGACGCTAGATGCACGGTATTTTTTGGTGTTAGCCATCAGTTATCCTTTCTTATAAAACGCCTTTTTACTTAGCGGCTTCTTCTGCTGCTATTCTTGCATCACGCATTGCTGTATTTTCTGGAACAATCCCGATGCTATAGAGATAGTCAAGTGTTGGGTCAGTAAACTTTGTTCCGTCGTAAGATGAGTGTCTTACAGGAGGAGTTGCATCGTTTAACCAAACAAACGAGTCATACCCATGTTCTTCAGCAATCCGTTGAGCGAGAGCATCATCTTTTTCAGAAAAAACAAGCGTGTTTTCTACATATCCATCTTTAATAAAAGTATAGTGTTTTTCCATTGTATCTCCTTATGCCCACCATGAAATTAAGCAATACCCTGAACCGCCAGCACCTGGGTTTCTGTTGTCTCCCCCACCGCCTTGACCACCATTACCGCTGTTTGTTGAGCCAGATGCGCCATTAACTTGATAGTAGTTAGATTGTCCACCAGCACCAAAACCAAAAAGACCATTTCCACCATAACCTAGTGGATTTCCTGTTGAAGCAATGCCTAATGAACCTCCAGGACCACCCGCACCCCCTCCTCCACCGCCACTGGTGTTGTTGGTGCCTGAACCAGACCCTCCTTGTGAGCCTCCAGGAGTGGCGGTGTTTACAGCACCTCCTAGTCCAGCAGAGTTACCGCCACCATAAGCGTTTGTTCCAGAGTTTCCAGTGTTTCCAGGGGTACTTTGAGTCCCTCCGCCACCGCCACCGCCTGCAACTAACAGTGAGCCAAAACTAGAGTTTCCGCCATTACCACCGTTACCGCTATTTGATGCGGCTCCTGAGCCCCCGCTACCGATAGTGACCGTGTAGGTAGTTCCTGGTGATACTGTTAAATACTTTTTTACTACTTGACCTCCACCACCTCCACCCATCATTCCAGAACCATTACCAGCAACAACTGAGTTCTGTGCTCCAGCAGCACCGCCACCAGCAACAAGAAGGCACTCAATAGTTGTTACACCAGAAGGAGCGGTCCACGTAGTAGTTGAGGTAAACTCTTGGAAGTACTGGCTCTTAGAGCCGCCCAAAGAAGAATAACTGATAGCCATTAGGAGACTCTCCATCCGTAGGTTGCGCCTACATATACTAGGTTGACTGCGGCGTATGCCTTATCAATTGTTAGTGTTGTTGCTTGTCCATTGATGTTGGACGAGTTATTTGCAACGGTAATGTTATTAGTTGCTGCGCTTCCTGTGGCGTCAAAGATGTGAATTTCTGCGCCCAATGAAGGAGATGCTGGGAGGGTCAATGTACGAGCCGCTGTAGTATCCACCATGTAAGAGTTACCAGAGGCGATGCTGATGTTAGACGATACTGCTGTTGCTGGAAATACAGGGGAAGAAGATACTGTAGCCCACGCAGCAGTTGTTCCATTTGACTGAAGAACTTGGCCGTTAGTACCAATACCAAGACGAGCTAAGGTATTAGCAGAAGATGCGTAGAGCAAATCTCCTGTTGTAGTAAGGACAGAAGTTGCTGAAGGCGCCCACTTAATACCTGCAGTCTGTGAAGAATCAGCAAGTAGTTCGTAATTGTTTGTTCCTACAGCAACGTTTGCAACGGCACCAGATGCTGTAGCAGCAATAATGTCACCCTTAGCGGTGACAATACCTACTGGAATTTCAGCAGATGCCTGAGTGACGTTAGAGACTGTCATGTTATGAGATTTCCGAACCGAAAGCGTTGAATGATGTTGTTGCGCTTGATGCATAGACGCGAAGCTGGTCGCCTGTAGCAAGGGTGATACCTACTGTTAATACTGTGGTATCTGAAGCCGCTACTGTGGCACCATAGACAATCCATGAAAGAGCCGCTGCTGGGGATGTTGAACCGCCAGACTTAACAACTGCAATACGGTATGTAGCAGCTGTTGCTGCCTGATTACATACGGTGATGGTAGAAACTACAGCAGAGGTTGCAGATGGAACCAAGTAAAGCTGGGTCTCTGTAGTTGCTGATGGGGCTACTTG